TAAGAAAGCCCAAGAATTAAAGATTCCTATCGTGACGGAAGACGAATTCGTATTTGAAATTCTAAAAAAATAATGAGATAATAATATTACGATAAACGAAGGAGTTTTAATCGTATGACAAAGAAGGAACGAAAGAAGATAGCGCGTGAACTTGCGAAGTATGAAATTGTTATTCAAGCAGGTCATGACGAGTTTGCGAAACGTGCCGCTGAAGAAGAAGTTATGCGGATTACTATGAAAATCACAAACTTCGATGATATGGAAGCTATCGACGAGTTGGTTCCGAAGATGATAAAGGACATCATCGAAAACGGTCCCTAATTGAAAATCCTTAAAAATTTTGGGATAATACAATCAGTTAATAAATAAGAATTAAAACTTGCGTAGTGATTCTTAGTTATTATAAATTAAACACACTATATTTTTTATACAAAAAGGAGAAATGAACTATGGCTGCTATGAAGGAAAATACTCGTAAGGTTTTTGAATATCTACGTGAGGTAGACGGACAGAATGTTGTTGCTGCTGATGTTGCAGAGGCTCTTGGCCTTGAGAAGCGTCAGGTGGATGGTATCTTCACCAGTGCTATTCAGCGCAAGTCCTACGGTTTCCGTGAGGAGGCGGAGGTTGAGCTAGAGGATGGCTCCCACGCCAAGGTAAAGTTCCTACGTCTTACCGACGCTGGCAAGAAGCTCGACCTAGACAATCCCGACGGCGAGTAATTTAACCCCCGATGATGGACGGAATCAACTACGGTGAATCCGTCCATTTTTTTCTACATGTATACCCTTGGACTAATATTACTCGGCATTATCCTTGGCGCGATATGTGTGTGGTTAGGATTGTCGCCACGGATAAAACGAACCGCGCAAGAGGATCAACGAGTAATAAAAGAAAATGAAATACGTGCTGCCGAGTTATTAGCAACTCAATAGGCATTATCAAATACATAGGATGAATTGGCTAATACACGTCAGTTGTTAGCGGTTGAAAAAACCAATGTAGCCAATTTACATGAGAATGTCGCTTAGTCTACAGAGCAATTAAATAATTTAAGGCGAGAAAAAGAATAGCTGGGCACATAGATTAATTATTTACACAGTGAAGCGGCAAAAATTAAATCCAATGTGCAATTAGCATTAGACCAGGACTTAGAAAAAATCCGTGCGGATTATGAAACTGCACGGTTGGCTGCCGAACAGGAATACGTTAATACAGTTGAAGAATATTCCAAACAAATGGGCGATGTAATTGAAGCTAATAATGAAGCGCTCAATGCTGTTAATAAGAAGATTGATGATGCAAAATAGGTAATAGCTTCAATTAATGAAGAGAAAGCACGTGCGGAGGCTGAATAGTCCCTATACATGCTTAGCGTCACGGCTGATGACCTTATTGAAATACGAGCCCTCCGAGATGTCGCCAAGACATTCCGTGACGCTACTCCTGTTAACAAACTTATATGGTCTTTATATTATCAAAAACCCTATAAGGATCTTGTTATTAAGTATCTCGGCGAAGAAAAAACCTGCGGCATATACTCCATTATGGATACAACCACGGGCAAAAGATATATAGGATAGTCGGTTGACGTGGCAACCCGTTGGAGCGACCACATTAAAAGAGGGTTAGGCGCCGATAAAGGCGCGGATACAAAACTCTATGCGGCGATGAAAGCACATGGAGTTGAAAATTTCAAATTTGAATTACTTGAAAAAGTACCACGAGATAGGCTCAATGAACAAGAAAGATTTTGGATTGAATACTTTGACACTACTAAAACAGGATTAAACACAACTAAAGGTAATACTTAATTGAAAAATCTCAAAATTTTTTATATAATATATATAGAAAATGAAAGAAAGGAAGTTTTCAGGAATTATGAGCAAAAAGCAGAAGTTTATTGAGTGGGTAACAATGAATACTAATGTAGACGACATGCCGGAGGATGTAGCATCTTATTGGAACGGCTTCATTTCTATTAAGGAAAAGGAGAAGCCCGCTTTCACGGACAACGGCAAAATGATTCTCAAGTTCTTGCAGCAGGCAGTTGGTACTCATTACACCAGCAAGGAAATTGCCGAACAGCTAACTGTTTCTTCTCGTACCGTATCTGGTGCTATGCGTAAGCTGGTATCTGATAAGTATGTCGAGAAGGTTGGAGAAGATCCTGTGGTATATGAGATTACTCCGGCTGGCAAGGCGGTAGAGTGGGAAGATTGACTTCTCACAAAAATTAAGGGATAATAACAATACAAGATTTTAAGAAAGAATAGATAGGAGATAAAGATTATGCGTAAAATGGTTAATACTTATCATCTTGAGGGACAGCTTTACGATCAGAATCTGGAAGTTCGTGTGACTGGAAATTCTTCCAAGACACCTGGTACTGAATATATCCGCGGTGATATTCAGATTGCGACTGATTCAAAGCATACCAATATCATTCGCGTTTACTATACTTATGTTGTTTCTTCTCAGGGGCAGGGTCGTACCTGGAACGCTCTGAAGGAGATTATCGACGGCAAGCGTAAGACCTTTATGGGCGCTGGTGACGAGGCCGCATTTGTGCGCATCGACACTCAGATTGCGGTAAATGACTTCCTACCCCAGGGCGGCAAGGAAATCGTTTCTCAGGTTCGTAATGAGGGTGGCTTCATCCACTTCATTGAGCCTTCTGCCATGACTCCGGTTAACAAGCAGAATCCTTTTGCTCGTAACAAGTATACGGTTGATGTTGTTATCACCAAGGCAACTCACGTCGAAGCCGATGAAGAGACCAAATCTCCTGAGTGCCTCAAGCTAAAGGCTGCTGCATGGAACTTCCGCAATGAGATTGTTCCTATGGAGCTTACTGTTACGAATCCCAAGGCTATCGAGTATTTCGAGGGTATGGACATCAACTCCAAGAATCCTCTTGTAACTCAGGTTTGGGGTCCTGAAGAGGCCATCACTACTGTCTATCATGAGGAGAAGCCAAATGCGTTTGGCGAAACCGAGATTATCGAGCGTCAGCGCTCCACTCGTTCCTTCATCGTGGGCGGCGCAATCCCTGATCCTTATGTATGGGATGACGAGGGTACCATCACTGAAGCCGAGTTCGACAAGGCTGTTGGTGATCGTAACACCAAGCTGGCTACCGTCAAGGAAGAGGCTGGTCAGCGTGCTGCTGCTAAGGCAGCTGGCGCCGCTACTTCCCGAATTGCTAACACTCCTGCTGGCGAGTACGATTTCTAATCGTACTCCCAGTATTACCAGATAAGGAGGAATAGCAATGGCAATCGATCTATTGAGTTTAAAACCACATCAGGTTAGTCGAGATTTAAGCGGATATATTACTTATATTTACGGTGAAGCAAAAACTGGTAAAACGACTTTCGCTTCTCAGATGCCCCAGCCCCTGCTTCTTGCATTTGAGAAAGGTTATAACGCTCTGCCCGGCATTATCGTACAGGACATTACTTCTTGGGGTGAAATGAAGCAGGTGGTGCGGGAATTAAAAAAGGACGCCGTAAAGGAACAGTTTAAGAGTGTCATTGTTGATACTATTGATGTAGCTGGTTCTCTTTGCGAAAAGTATGTATGTGGTCAGCTAGGTATTCAGGAAATCAGCGATGCTGGATGGGGTGCCGGTTGGCGTCTACTAAAAAAAGAATTTGATGAAACATTTAGAGTAATTGCTCAGTTAGGTTATGCTGTAGTTTTTATCGGGCATGATAAGTTGGGTGAAGTTACTCGTGAGGACGGAACTAAGTATAATAAGTATCAGCCGTCCGCCGCTACTTCGGTTAATAATACAGCTAAGAATATGGCCGACATCTACGCGTTTGCCAAGAAGTACGAGGTAAATGGGACTGCAATGGTCAAACTCATTTTCCGGTCTATGGACAACAGCGCAGATACTGGTTGCCGTTTCAAGTATATCGTTCCCGAGATTCCTGACTTTTCTTACAAAAATGTCGTGGACGCTTTAAATAAGGCCATTGACGATGAAATGAAGGCAAACGGAAATCGAGACCTATTCACGGATAAGCGTGAGGTTTATGCCA